GACAACGTGACTTTGAACTTTAATAAGGAAGACTAATGTTAGGTTTTAGTGCTTTTTCAGAAACAACCTTTGCCCAAGCTGATGGTAGTGGTGCGGGTTTTGCAGATGTTTCTACTACACTAGTACAGACAGGTGTAGGATCTATTTCTGTTGTTGCAGAAGCTTCTTTTGTACCCTCCTCACTTCAAGTACAAACAGTTGCATCCACCCTTTCTGCAGATGCAAATAGCCAATTTAATTTAGCATCAATAGTCGCTTCTATAAGTACACCTTCTTTAGTTACTTCAGCCAAAGCAAATAAAGCCACACCTTCAGTATCCTCTGCACTTTCTGTCTCTGTTCCAACACTAAATGCTAAAGCAAATAACACTGTAGTTTCTATATTAGGTTCTTTTGCTAATCCAAATATTGACATTGATGCAGAAGCAAGTATAACTACAGGTAGTGTTACAGCATCTGTAGAAAAAGGGATAATTTCTTCATTTGGTAAAGCAAATGTTACTCCTAGTTCTCTTCTTTTATCTGCAGCTTATGACTCAAATACTTTTGTTGAATATTTAATAACTGTCGCTACTGACTACTATGGAGCAAATAAATATTATGTAGACTCTGTTCTTCAGCAACAACTTTATTTGCAAGAAGGACAAACTTATAGATTTGATCAGTCTAACTCTTCCAATTCAGGTCATAATTTAAAGTTTTCTACAACAGCAAACGGCACTCATGCAAGTGGAAGTGAATACACAACTGGTGTTGTTTATGTAGGAACTCCCGGAAGTGCAGGTGCATACACTGAAATAACTGTAGCTACTGGCGCACCAAGACTATATTATTATTGTATTAATCACTCAGGCATGGGTGGAACAGCTTATACACCATCAGCAGGAACTATTAGTCTTACTATAACTGTAGCAAACACAGGCTCAGGAAACAAGTACTACATAGATGGTACTTATGCTTATCCAACAATAAGTTTAACAGAAGGTTCAACATATAGGTTTGATCAATCACCGCCTACAAATGCAGGGCATCCGTTAAGACTTTCGACTACTTCTGGTGGTACTCATTTAGGTGGAAGTGAATACACAACTGGTGTTACGAAAGTTGGAACTCCAGGACAAGTTGGTGCGTATACTGAAATTGTAGTTGCTAATAACGCACCAACCTTATATTATTACTGTTTCTATCACTCAGGAATGGGTGGTCAACTAAATACCCCAGCAATTACTACGCTTGTTACAGAAACAGGATTAATAGCTTCTGTTAAAGGTTCTGCACCTGTAATTGGCTTAGTTGGCGTAATAAACAATGAAGAACTAGAAGCAAAAGGTGGAGCAAGTTTAACTCCAACAAGTTTACTTTTATCTAGTGGTTTAAATAATTTTGCAGATGAGGATGCAGAAGCTTCAGTTATACTCGCCAGTTTAAGAGGTTCATTTATAACTGAACTAAGTAATCCTACTGCAGTACAGTTCCCTTACCAAAACTTTGCAAATGACTACAGCAGACAAAGAACCTTATTTTTAGTAACTGCTGACACAAATAACACAGTACACGTACCTGCAGACCCTCATAATAGAACTGTATTCATACAGTCTACAGCTTCTGATGCAGGTAATAGGACTATAAAAATAGCCGCATAAGGATTTACTAATGTCATATAAATGGCCTGATAAAGACAAAGATGAAATATTAGATTACAACATAGATTGGTCACGCTTCCTTAATAGTGATACTATCTCTGGGGTATCTTATTTTATTGATAATGCGGCGGGTGTTAAAACAGCAGTTTCAGCCGCTAGTGTTGTTAACGGCCTTCAGATGGTGCAGAAAACTAATACTAACACAGTTTCTACTATACGTCTTTCTTTAGGAACTAACAACATTAGGTATAAAGTTACCTGTCAAATTACTACGGCGCAAGGGCTTCAGTACGAACGTTCTGTGTTTGTTCGGGTAAAGGAGAAGTAGAGTGTCTTATAATTTTTTAGGCTTAGTTAACGATGTTAATAGAAGGTTAAATGAAGTAGAGCTTACATCTTCTACTTTTGTTTCCTCTAAAGGCTTCTACAGTTTTGCAAAAGATGCAGTAAACTCTGCAGTTAGGCATATAAACCAAGAAGAGTTTGAGTGGCCTTTCAATCACGTTGAAGAAACAGAAGTGTTACTTCCGGGGGAGGTTCGCTACAGTGTTCCATATGATGCTAAAACTGTAAATATGAATAGCTTTCGCATTAAAAGAGATGACACTTTAAATGTACAAACTACTAAATTAAAAACATTAGATTATGAACAATACCTTGACAAGTTTGCTGATAATGAGTATAACTCTAGTACAAACCTAAGAACTGTACCTCGTTTTGTTGTTAGGACACCCAGTAGAGAAATTATATTTGTACCTGCTCCTGATAAAGCATATGAAGTAGTATATGAATACTACACTACAAGTTATGATTTAGTATTGCACGATGATGTGCCATCACTCCCAGAACCATATAGGCACGTTGTTGTAGCAGGTGCCATGTACTATGTTTATCAATTTAGAGGTGACATGCAAGCTTCTCAATTGGCTATGCAGTCTTTTGAGCAAGGCATTAAGCAATTACGAAGCATACACATTAACCGCACTGAATATTTGCGAGATACAAGAGTACACTTTTAATGGCTACAGCTTGGCAAACATTTCCTATAGAGTTTAAAGGTGGATTAATATCCAATCTAAGTCCTCTTCAGCAGGGGGCTAATGCTGTTGGCTCTGCTACTATATTACAAAACTTTGAATCAAACAAAGAAGGTGGCTACTCAAAGATAAGAGGCTATAACAAGTACAGCACTACATTAGTTCCCGGATCTGGCCCTGTATTAGGTGTTAAAGCTATAAGCGCAAACAGAGTTGTTGCTGGAAGAAAAAATGGCTCTAACTTAACGCAGTGGTACTACAGCACAGGTTCTGGGTGGACTAGTATGGCTACAGGCGCACAGGCGAACGCAGGAAAAGCTCGGTCTGTTACATTTAATCTTGATGGCACAGACAAAGTAGTATTTGTCGATGGCACTAATTATCCAGGGATATATTCTACTTCAGGTAACTCTTTTACTTATATGTCCTCATCTAATAGTACAGATGTTGAAGGTGCAAAATTTGTAGCCATATTTAAAGACACAGCTTTTTATGCTAAAGGTAACAATGTATATTTTACTGCGCCCTCTACAATAAACGATTTTCAAGCAGGCAATGGTGCAGGCAGTATAAATGTTGGAAATCTTATAACAGGGCTTGCAGTATTCAGAGAACAACTTATTATTTTCACAGATAATACAGTTAAAAAACTTACAGGCAGTACTGCTACGGGTGCAGATGCATTTTCTCTATCCTCCATTACAGATCGCATAGGCTGTGTAAATGGAGATACCATACAGGAAGTCGGGGGCGATATTATGTATCTAGCTCCAGATGGACTTAGATTACTTTCTGCTACTGACAGGATTGGTGACTTCGGACTAGATGTAGCCTCAGACCCTATAGCTAAAGATGCTAATATCTTTCTATCTAGCACCCCTATATTTAGTAGCATTGTATTAAGAGAAAAAGGTCAGTATCGTGTATTTGCATACATAGGATCAGAAAACTCTTCAGATGCTAAAGGTTTAATTGCTACTAAGAAAATAGCTCAGGGTGCGGCTGGACTAGAGTGGTCTTCTACCAAAGGGATCAAAGCTTTTGTAGCAGATAGTGTGTACAGCTTAACTAACGAAGTTATTGTGTTTGGCAATGATGATGGCTATATTTATAGAATGGATAATGCACCTAGTTTAGATGGTGCAAATATAGAAGCCATATATGAATCACCTTACATGTCCATTCAAGACCCCTTAGTTCGCAAAACCTTTTATAAGATGGCCCTTTTTCTAGACCCTAAAGGAAGTATGAACCTATCCTTAAATATTAAGTATGACTTCGGTTCTACGGATGGAAGTACACCTCAGCCTGAAACAGAGCAAATATCTAGCACAGGCTCTGCTGTTTCTTTATTTGGTGCCTCTACTTCCAAGTTTAACACAGCAAGGTTTGGCGGTGAACTAGACAAGCTATACACTACGACTTTAATAGGTTCAGGTAAAACTGTAGCCATTCGCATAGAAGACAACTCAACCAATCCGACTTTTACACTCGACACAGCTTTGTTAGAGTATAAAGCAAATGATAGACAGTAAGGACTAGACAATGGCAGGTTATACACGCACGGATACAGCAAATAATATTGCTAATGGTAACGTTATTAATGCAAATGACATAGATGCAGAGTACAACGCTGTTGAAGCGGCCTTTAATGCTTCTTCTGGTCACAAGCACGATGGTACGGCTGCAGAAGGTGCCCCTATTACTAGAGTTGGCCCAGCAGCAGACCTCATTGTAAGCGGCTCCTCTGTTTTACCTAAGACAGGAAATACCCTAGACTTAGGCTCTAATGGTGTTCAGTTTAAAGACGCTTACTTTGATGGGGTTTTGTATGCTGATTCTTCTAGACATGGTGTTAATGGTCTTACTAGTATTGCTGATAATGTTTATGCGGTATCCTCTGGTGGCTTTACTCTTGATGTTGATGGGGATATTACTCTTGATCCAACTGGTCTTGACGTTATATTAGCTACTACAGGAACTCCTTATGGTGCTTTAACTAACACCAATAATAACCTTACAATTAAGTCTGGAACAACTACAGCTATAACTCTTACAGGAGCTAATGCGGCACTAGCAGGTACGCTAGGCGTGGCAGGCAATTCCACTATAGGTGGAACGCTAGGTGTGACAGGGGCTATTACAGGTGCTTTAACTGGTAACGCTTCTACTGCATCTGCTTTATCTGCTACTCGTACAATTACTCTTGGAGGAGATTTAAACGGAACTATAAACTTCAATGGCTCTCAGGATGTATCAGTTACTGTAGGCGTGAACGATGATAGTCACAACCACACTCAAGCTAATGTAGACGGATTAGTATCGGCTCTTTCATCTATAAACAGTACAAATAGTAGCCAACAAAGTTCTATATCTAGCATAAACAGTACTCTTGGTGGTAAAGTAGCTAATACACGCAACATATCTGCAGGAGCAGGACTTGCAGGTGGAGGAAATTTAGCTGCAGATAGAACTATTTCTCATGCCGATACGTCTAGCCAAGGTTCTGTAGATAACAGCGGTCAATCTTTTATACAAGATATTACTTTAGATACTTATGGGCATATTACATCTATATCGTCAGCTACTGCATCAGGTGGTAGTAGTGGTCTTGCAGGGGATGGTACTGAAGCGGCTTCATTCACTACTCTAGAAGGTAATTTTATTCGGCGGGTAAACAACGCCGCACCTTCAATAAAAGCTGATGCTTTAAGTAATACTCAAGCTGAAACACCTTTTATGTTAGGTTCGTTTGGTAGTGGCTATTTCGTGCCAAAATCTACTGGCAGCAATGGAACAGGAATAACCTATAACAACGGCACTGGTAATTTAAAAATATTAAGTGGTAGTTTAAATGTTGCGGTGAATCAAACAGGTGGCATTTTAAGAAACGGAAATGACCATCAGATTTTCTTTATGGATGATGCACAAAGTAATGGCGGCGCAGGAAACAAAGAAATTAGATTTAAGGTTTCAGGTAATAACTTTATAAGTATGAATATTGAAGCACAAAGAGTGTACTTCAGAGTGCCAATAAAAGTAGACCAAGTAAGTAGTACAGCCATTGGTGTAGATACAACAGGAATTGTTAGGGGTGTAAGCTTTAGTTCTACTTCAGACTATAGACTTAAAGAAAACGTGGACTACACTTGGGATGCTACAACTCGTTTAAAGCAACTTAAACCAGCACGTTATAACTGGATTTCAGATGAAACTAATACTTTAGTAGATGGTTTTATTGCACATGAAGTAGGTACTGTACTACCTGATGCTGTTCATGGAGCTAAAGATGGCGAGGAGATGCAGTCATTAGATTACTCTAAGATAATCCCTCTATTAGTTAAAACTGTACAAGAGTTAGAAGCTCGTATTGTAGCCTTAGAAGCATAAGATGAATACTATAAACTTAACACCTGAAGAACTTGAGGCTATGCTAGATCGCGCAGCTATGAAAGGTGCTAACCAAGCTATACGAGAGTTAGGTCTTAATGATGACTCAGCTACAACAGACATACGAGAGATAAGGAGCTTACTAGATACGTGGAGATCTACTAGGCATAGCATATGGAATACGTTTATTAAAATAACCACTATAGCAGTATTTACCTTCATCGGGGCTGCAATCTGGATGAAATTAGGTAACTAGTAAGGACTTTACAAATGGCTAAAAACTTCGGTGGATTTACACCAGAACAGATGGGCAAGATCATACCTGAAATGCAAGGGATGCAAACGGATGAGCAAAGCTTATTCTTGCAATCAAATCCTGGTGCGGCCTCCCGTGTGGGTAAAATGTCTATGCTGGCTCAGAAGAGAGTTACTATGTCTAAAGGCGGCTACATGGGCAGGGGCTATGTAGACGGCGGTGACGTAGCAGTAGATCCTAATATTACTGCAAATCAAACAAATTTAAATGCAGCGCAGCAACAGTTGTCAAATAACCAACTTGCTTTAAAAGTAGCTACAGATAACCTAGCTAAAGACCCATCAAATGTTACGTATCAAAATGCAATACCCACAGCACAATCTGCAGTAGCCAGTGCTGAAGCAGGAGTAGCTAGTGCAACCTCTATGCTTGCTACTATAGGTATAGACTCAGCTACTGAAGCAAAAACAAAAGTAGCTAGTGATCCCGGCAGTATGGTTTCAAAATCTGATACTTCTACAGTTACAGACCTTGAGAAGAAAGATGGTAAGATTGATGCAACTACTGCAAAAGCAGACGCAGGTAGTGCAACACAGTCTACTTTAGTTAACGCTACTATTCAAGATGACATGGCTGTTCCTGATGTAGCAGCCACTACAAAATATACACCGCTCAAAGCAGAGGCTTCTGTAACAGAAGTCATGTCCAGATTAACTGCGGTTACAGGCAAACCTAGTGCAGAAGCTTTGGTAGAAGCCTCAACTATGAAGCCAGAAGACTTAGCTCAACTAGGTCTTACTATGGATCAAATAGCTGAAGCACAGAGAGTAGAGGCTCCACAAGAGCGCAAGGTGCAAGAAGGCGAGATGGTTGAAGGCTCTACTGTCGATATGGATAGAGTAAAGACTGAGACAAACTTTGAAGCTGTTACTGGTTCGCCATCTACAGATGCAACTACAGCAGGCCAACTTACTGGTTTGATGAAGGACTTTGAGACAGGTAAACCTCCTGTTTGGGCTGCAGGCGCTATGCGTGAAGCTGCAGCAATAATGGCGGCTAGAGGATTAAGCTCCTCCTCTATGGCGGGGCAAGCTTTAATACAAGCCGCTATGGAATCTGCAGTACCTATAGCCAGAGCAGATGCTGATACATTTGCTAAGTTTGAATCTGATAACCTGAACCGTAGACAAGAGGCCGCACTATTTGCTGCAGAGCAGAGGGCTGAGTTTCTGGGTATTGAGTTCGATCAAGAGTTTCAAACTCGTGTTACTAACGCCACAACTATTAGTCGAATTGCAGATACTAACTTCAGTGCAGAAATTACTATAGCATTAGAGAATGCACAATTGGCACAGACTGTTGATATAGCCAACCTAGACGCTCGTAATGCTAAAGTGCTATCTGATGCTGCTGCCATGACCACCTTAGATATGACTAACTTAGACAACGTTAACAGAGCAAAAGTCTCCAATTCTAGGGCTTTCTTAGAAATGGATATGTCTAACTTAGATAGGCAACAACAGGTTGAGACAATAAAAGCACAAGAAAATGTTAATGCTATTCTAAACGATAATACTGCAGCCAATGCGGCTTTGCAGTTTAATGCTACATCAGAAAATCAAAAGAACCAGTTTGTAGCAACCTTGACACAAGCTGTAGGGCAGTTTAATATTAGTCAAAAGAATGCAATGAATGAGTTCAATGCAGGTGAAGCTAATGCTCTGGCTAACTTTAATACTTCACAGGATAATTTAAGAGATCAGTTTAATGCGGCTAACCATTTAGTTATTGCACAGGCTAACGCCAACTGGATCCAAAACATAACCACCACAGAGAATGCTGCAGACAATCAAGCAAACAGAGATGCAGCACTAGCTGAGAATAATCTCACCGTAACAAACTACAATAACATATTACAAAGAGAACGTGACTTGATGGCATGGGCTTGGACTTCTGCTGAAAATGCGATGGAGCGCGATATGAAAATAATGGTTGCTAAATTAGATGCTAATGCTAACGCTGACTCCTCTCCTTCTGTACTTGCCACTGCAGGTGGAGACTTCCTTGCAAGGCTTGCAATTAACTACGCTGACTCATTTAAGTTCTAAAGTAGAGAGTAATATAATGCCAGAAAATAGAACAGAAGCTTTCAATTCAAAATACTCCTTTAACAGGGTTATTAGGCCTAAAGTACGCCCTAAATCTATAATAGAACGCCCTGACAACAGCGAGAGCAATCGAGAGAACTCTTTTAGTTCTTCAGAGCCTAGCTGGAGTAAGACTAGTGTTTCAAGGTTAGAAAAAGAATTTATTGCGGATAAAAAGATTAACCGTCCTGTGAAAGTAGACACTAGCGGAAGTTCTATTTATAAAACACACAGTATGCAGGTTCCTGTAAGTAACACGCCTGCAGGTTCTCCCCATGAAGTTTCTTTTGGTGAAACCTTATCCGACATAGCGGCAAGAAACAAGGTATCTGTACAGCAGATAGTAGACAATAATAAGATTAAAAACGCTAATAAAATATATGCAGGGCAGAAGATTTATATACCTAGAGGTGTTTTTGAGTTAGATGGGCCTGAAGCAGATGGTATAAATGCCCCTCCTGAACAATCTGTGTTTGATAAACTTAAACGCTTCTTTGGGGGAGGTAATAATATAGCAGGTGTAGGAGCAAAAAGAGCGGCGCAAGGGCCAGATCCTTCAGGTTTAATGACACCTACAATGATGGCAAAATATAAAATAGCTGTAGCAAGAGACACTAAGATAGTACTCACTAATAATTCTCAAATCAAAGATGCTCAATCTATACTTACGGATATGGGCTACAACCCAAATGGCATTGATGGTGAGATTGGCCCCGGAACTAGGAGGGCTGTTCGCAAACTACAGGCTCAACACGGCTTGGAGATAACAGGTGTTTTGACACCAAAGGTATTAAGCTTATTAAAAAGTAGTACTGTACAGGAGTACCCAGATAAACCTAACTTTAAAGCTGTTCCTATATCGTTTGATGCCAAAGACATGTCAATTTATACTGAAGTTGTTGCAGGAATAGAAAGTGGAGGTGAAGCGGCACCTTACACAGCTATGGGCGGCGCTGGTGATTCCTATGTTGGAAAGTACCAATTAGGAAAAATGGCACTAATTGATTTAAATTTCGGTTATACCCCAGACAAAATTAAAGAACTATTAGCTAATCCTAAGAAACAAGAAGAGCTATTTAAAGAATACACAAACAAAAACCACACAGAGTTAACTCGTATCTCAAAAGAATATAGAGAGATGAGTAAACAAGAACAATTGGGTGTACTAGGTTATGCTCACAATCAAGGTGCTACTGCAGCAGCAGAGTTTCTATTTACTGGAGTGGTAGGAAGTGACGCATTTGACACAGAAGGTACGAAGTATACTAGAGCTATAGTTGAAGCACTTGGTGGAGATTTTGAAGAACCTGTTTCAGCAGCTTCAACAGATCTTCCAGAATTACAAGAGTGGTCACAGGTTAGTGATGCACTAAAGGATAGAAACTCTTCTTATGTTCCTTCACACATGAAACAGTTTGTAGATGATATATTAGGAAACAATGTAAGTGATATAAAAACAGAAAAGTTTTTTAAGACTACAGAATTAAATGCCATGAGGTCTGTAATAGGAAATAATATTACAAGAACAGGAAGTGATGATATATTAAAAATTCTCCTAGAGGGAGGCGATACAAGTAGTATTAAACTTACACCAGATCAACTTGAACTTAAATTAAAAAATTTAGGTTATTTAAAGCTTTCCACTGAAGAAGACAGGCAACCAACCTCTGCTGAAACACAACAAGCAATAAAAAGCTTTCAGAAAAAGCAGAATTTAACTTCAGATGGAGCAGTAGGCCCCATAACAACTGATGCCCTTTTACGCATGGGCGTTGGTGAGTATAAAGATTATAAAACAGGAACAGACGATGTTAGATATGACACCAAAAACACAGATGCATTGTCACTTCTTTCTCCAGAAGGTGCTGTTAAAAAAACTATAGGGCAGTTTAACTGGAGAATAGATAAAAATGGTGTTATGTCAATACCAGGAGATCAATACAACTTTAATGACGGATCAGATTTAAAACAAAAGTATCCTACTAAAGCAGATAAAACAAAACACTTAGCATTCAAAGCTGCACAAGTAGCTGCAGGAAGACTAAGTGTATATGGTTTTATTAGAACAGCAGCAGCTTTTGCAGGAAGTGATTCAGGTAAAGGTGATATGTTTGTTATTGATTTAGGAAAGGCTCCGTAATGTTTGGACTTCCTTTAGAACTTATAACCATGCTTTTCTCTACTATCTTAGGTGGAGTAATGTCTATCTGGGGGCAGAACACTAAGAATAAGAATGCACAACAGAACATGATGCTCCAGACTGCATCGTTTAACGCTAAACAAGTTAACACCGCTAGAGATGCAGGTAAGACAGATAAACACTTTGCTTGGACAAGGCGAATTATTGCTCTGTCTGCTGTAGGATCTATTATAGTACTTCCCAAGCTAGTAGCCGTATGGTATCCTGAAGTCAATGTAATTGTAGGTTACACAGAAATACAAGGTGGTTTTATGAACTTCCTGTTTGGCCCTGAAGAAGCAATCCAATGGAAAGCTGCAAGAGGTTTCGTTATAACACCATTAGATACACACATAGTCTCAGCCATTGTAGGGTTATACTTTGGCGCAGGTTTTACTAAGTAGGATAGAAATATGTTTCAAGCACCCATCCCCGGCCAATCGTTGACCACAGAACCCAAGAATACGCCTTGGGAAAACCCCTCTGAAATGTCTAAAGTAGAAGATGTTATAAAGTACTATATTACAAAGATGAGTAATCCAGAAGTAATGGATGACATTCTTGCTATTCTGCAGGCGGGGGCTTCAATTAAATCACTTGTTGAAGGTACTTATACACAAGGTGTTATGAGAGGCATGCATACATTAGACGCAGGGATGCTTGCTGCCCCTACACTCGTTCTGTTTATGCAAGCTGTAGCAAAGGAAGTAGGGCTAGAGGTTTCCCTTGATAATACAGATCCTGTTCGTAGGGCAGAGAGAAAAGAAAAAGAAAGATTTATGGCTTTGGTAACTAGCTACATGGCTGAAAATCCAGAGCAGGACGAAGGTACAGAGTTACTTCAGAGCATGTCTGACTCACTTAGTGAAGATATACCTGAGAGTGAAGATATGCCAGAGGAACCTGATGTTTCACTGGAAGAAGAGACTTCTGAAGAAGCCCCATCTATGGGCTTAATGGCGAGAGGAACTTAACATGAGTTTTTTAGAAGATTTAGCGGGATCATTTCTAAACCGTGTAAATAAAGAGATGGATGTTAGGTCAGATAAAGCTGATGAAAGAGTTGAAGAGCAAGAAGATCTAGCTCGACAAAACTTAGCTGACGTAAAAATCCGTGGAAGAAGGGCTACTGAGGCTACAAAGCTTGCCTATAAGGCGAAGACTTTAGGTGCTAATGATGACCAAATAGCCGCCGCTATGAGTAGTGGCATGGCTGGGATTGCTGATTTTGTCAACCTGTTAGAGACTGCTCGTAGTGATATGAGTGGCGGTGAACTAGGCCAAGATGATATAAGCGCGTTAATTGATCTTCAGGGCATACCCGATATGGAGTATGGAACGTATGAAGAGATGGCGAACACAGTGTATGGGGCTAACAAAACAGAACCTACAGAAATGGCAGAGATTCCTGGTTGGGCTAAAATTCTAGGTCTTTCAGCAGATGAAGAAGCTAAACGGGAATTGGCAAGTACACCATTTGCAAGCGGCTACACTGTCCAACAGATTAATGATATGGCAGCAGAACCAGATTACCAAGGTCTTCCGGGTTTAGAGTCAACTACCATGACATACAAAAAGCTCCCAAGAATGGGCAGTGAAAAAGGTATGGAATGGAGCATTAAGCTAGGCGATGATATTACTAGTATGCGTGACGAAGATGCTTACAAGAAACTATTTAAAACCGCCAAAAATGAAATACAGCTACTAATGGAGCAAGATCCTCCTGTAGATCCAGAAGAAATTGCCGCCAAGAAAGCTGAACTAAAAGCTCGTACTGGTAAGTATATTAGAGACAGGATTGATGTAGCGGTGAGAGCTACTGCAGATGTGTACAAAACTACCTTCTTTAAAAACGGATCTGTAATAAGCCTTTTTGATAACTTAATACAAGAGGGTGTATATTCTGAGGCAGACATAGCAGAAATGACTAGGGGATTAATTGAGCCAGAGGCAGAAAACCCAGATTTAAATGACCCTAGAATTGTTACAAAAACGGAAGAGACAGGTGCGGTGCCAGAAGAAAAAGCGCCTGTTATAGCAACTCCACCAGAAGGTATTCCGGGAGTCTTAGTCCACGGCAAGAAGTATAAAGGAAAGTATGAATCAAAAGGCAAATCAAAAGATGGCGTAGCAATAATGGAGCCTATTTTGGTAGACCCAAGACCGCCTGAAGATGAAGTAGTAGAAGAAAGAAGAATAGCCTCTGGTAGAATAGTAAAAGTATTCCCTTATCAAGAGTGGAATAAAAAATATGGGGATACACACGATCCACTTACAGGGTATCCCTTACCCATACCTGGCCTAGAGAAATATTTTGGAGTTGAGGAATAATATAATGGGTATTTTTGAAGATCAATTTGACAACGAAATGGGATCAGTTGATCCTGAAACCTCAGAAACAGGACAACCTTTTAATATTGATAAGAGTGTTACTTTAAAGAAAGACGATCTTCTAAAGTATCAGCACCTCACGCCTATCAAGCAGTATATGATAGAAAGGAAAGGTGTAGACTACAAAGACAAACCTGATGAGCAGGTAGTAGATGATTTTGTAGAACACATGCGCTTCTTTAATACCAATGTAGTATCTACTGCAGGGGAAGCTCGTTTTGTTTCTAAAGCTACTTCTAAACAAAAGGCTATAGCGAATAAAGCTTACCAAACATATGAACAATTAGGCAACGTCTTTGTAAATGACGGCTTCTTTGGGGCTGTTAAAGGTGTAGGGCAGTACATAGAAGCGGCTGCCAAAGACCCCACAAACTATATAGGCATTGCTACAGGTGGTGCGGCTAGATTGGCAGCAGCAGGAACTCAGATTGGTGGCAAGCAAGTTGTTAAAGCCGCTGTTAGGGCTGCAGGGCGAAACTCTATACGCGATGGACTTACTAAAGCTGCGGCTAAAAAGAAGGCTAATGAAGTGGCTGTAGAAGCGGCGTCTAGGTTTGTAGCTGCAGGAGCCTCTAAGAAATCTGCAGGTAAAGTATTTGAAAAAGTGGCTAAGGAGGGTAATTATCTTTTTAGGAAAGCTGCTTTTGAAACTGCAAGGAAAGAGGCTCAAGAAAAACTTTTTAAGTCAGCTACCAAGAAAGGACTTGTGGCGGCTACAATATCTGATTCCGCATTTGCTGTATTTCAGGATGTAGAGTATCAAAATGTTTTGCTTGATGTAGGCGCACAGGAAGAATACTCCGCTATGCAAACTGGTTTTGCTACTGTTTTTGGCGCTGTAGGAGGTGGTGCCGCTTTAGCCGCTACTAAGTTTAAAGGTAAGTCAGGTTTAGTCGCAATATCACCAGACGGAAAAGTAACAAAAGATATTTTAGAAAAATACAAAGTTCCTGTGTCTAAGGCAGATGCTAATAAAATATCTAAGCAGTTGGCTAAGGATGTAGATGATTGGGCTGTTAAAGTGCAACAAGGAACAGAACTCTCTGCGGCTGCAATGCCTGTAGACTTAGTTAAAAGTATATTCTTAGGCGCTGATGGCAAAGGAGGTTTAGCTAAAGCTTATAAAGACATAGGCATGCCAATGACTGACGAAAAGCATATTACAGATTACGCTACAAATATTGCAATGCTATTAGACCCTAAAGAATTAAAAAGAATTAATAAAATAATAGAACCTCTGGCAGGGTTTACTCTTGGAGAAATGGCAGACAACAGAACAATAGCCTCTGTTTTAGCAAGAACAATGTCTGACAGTGGTAAAAATCTTAATGTTGCTGGTCAATTTAAGAAGATGATAAATATGGGTTTAATGAGTACAGATTCAAAAGTAAATGCTTTGGTTGAATCTGGCAATACTCTAATTGAGGGCGAAGCTAAAAAGCTTAATTCCAATAAACTTGCATATGCTCAGTCTGTGTGGAAAAGACTTCTAGTTTCTTCTCCTCAAACAACTGCACTGAACGTTGTAGGCTTTGGTCAATTTGCGATAGGCTCCACTTTTGCTGACATATTGAATGGCGGTAGGTACATGGGGTTAGGATTAGCGCAAGGAGGTATGACCACTGAAGCAGGAACAGAGAGCCTTAGAAAAGGAAAGGCTTTGCTTGCGCTACAGTATCAAAAGATGAAAAACTTTGCAGATCCGTATACTACTTCAGAAGCTTACATGTCAATTTTAGAATCGGAACCAGAGATTTCTAAGAAGTTAATGCAGACTATCACAGGTGGTATTGAGGCTACATCAGAAAAATATAAAATAGATCCTAACAGTAAAGTTTACAAGTCTTTAGAAGCTTTCACTACGGCTGCAAACCAGCTTACGGGTGTTCGTATACAAGATAACTGGACAAAATCTCAGATGTATATGTCTGAATTAGATAAAGCAATTAGGCTTACTGACAATGAGGCTCTAAGAGGCGTGTACAAAGACGGAACTACTCTTAAACAACTCTTACAAGATGGCAATACTAATTTAATATCTGAAGATATGGCTAACTATGCATTAGGTAATACCTTAGAATCTGTATTCTCTAAAAATTATACAGTAGCAAAGCCTGGCAGTGGCATAGCAGGTGAATCCTTATCAGGTCTGGCACAGTTAGTTGAGAAATTTTCTAACACACCTATACTGGGAACCATTCTACCTTTCGGAAGATTTTTTAATAACGTAGTTGCGTCCTCTTACAAGTGGAGTCCTTTAGCTTATGGCGGTATAGGCATGAGTATGGCATCTAAGATTGCAAAGAGATCTAAGGGAGAGGGAGTTGATTTAGCTGCAGGGGAAGCTTTCTCTCGCGCTACTGTAGGAACAACCGCTTTATGGAGCTTGGCAGAGGCAGATAAAGGGCGAAGAGAAAAAGGGTTAGCTTATTATGAAGTAGAAGGGGATGGCGGCACTATCATAGACGTTAAAAATACTTTCCCGTTATCTATGTACTTGGCTATAGGAAGAGTAATGAGGTTGCGTATGGATGATGAGCCTATACCTCCTGAACTACAGTTAGACGCATTGGCGCAACTTGCTGTAGGTCAACTTGCAAAGGATGCTCAGTTTGGAAATGATCTTCTAAACATTATGGATGTAATTTCTAATGCAGGAGTAGATGGAGCAAGAGGGCCAGACTACAAAGCTATAGGAAAGATAACAGGTAATGTTTTAGCAGGCGTAACTAGGCCGTTAGATGCTATCAACAGAACTGTTGGTTTCGTACTTGAGAATGATGTGGCTAAAGATGTACGCCAAGCTCAAAGCGGTGGCGCTGTGTTTACGCAGTCCTCAACTAAATATATGGATAATATAATAGAAGCTTTCATTGGTAAGTCAGAAACATTAACAGGAAAAGAGTTGCGGGTGGCTACCAGAGAAGGAGATGTATATGATGCAAACCCTTTTGCAAGGCTGTTTGGTGTCAATGTTAAGCAAGGACGTACTGCTACAGAAAAAGCTTACTCAATGGCAGAGATGCATGCATGGAAAGCTAGTGAGCGAACCAAGATGCCTGCGTATGACAGGATGCTCAATGAGGTACTAGCACCTACTCTAGAAAGAAATACACAGAGACTTATAAGCTCTAATAAATTTAAGAAAGCAGGTCTTACTGAGCGAAGGTCTATGTTAAAAAGTATGCTTAAAGAAGTAAAGAAAGCTGCTCGTACAGATGCAGGAGATGGATCTCTTGGTGCTAATAATCAGAGACTTCGACTTGCTAACTTAGCTAGTAAGAAGGGCACAAAAGAGATACGGCGTGAAGCTCTAGGGTTTATGAAAAGACGATATAGCATAGACTCGCCCTTAGAGGAATTTAGTTTTACAGAGTTGGATGTATTCATAGACTTTGTGGATGCATTAGAAGATAATTATCAGCTATAAAAGTAAAAGAGGGGCTATTTGCCCCCCTTCCTTTCTGTGATTATTTCTTGGTAGAGAACGTACAGCTTTTTAAAAGCTAGTACTGCTTCTTCGTAGTTCTGACAAAAAGGCTTCAAGATAAGAATAGCCTCGTCTGGAACTTCTAGGTGGTCTAAGTGAGCTACATTTATAGCCATAATACTTTCTCCTTTTTTGTATTATAAATACCATATAGGTGAGCAGTATTAATACGTCAAGGGTTTACAAGAAAAAAGTATATTTTATTTAGAGGGGGCGCTTTTGCGCCTCTTTCTTTTTTCTAACTTCCAGAGAATATAGAATAGAACTATAAGCGCAGGTTGCAAAAGTATAAATATAATAATGTTGGCTAGATAATAACCATGTCCAAACTCTCCTGGATTTCCTCCTATTACTTGCAGTATATAAACGCAGACATTAAAAATGTTAGATATAAGTATCTCAAATTCGGTCATGGGTATTCCTTTATTTATGTCCAAACCTATCCACAGAGTGTTTAGTCCATAGTAGTGCAGACTGTAAGTGTATTAGGCTCTGATCTCTTTCGTGACAAGTCCAGCACTTATCATTAATAAATCTTTCTAGATCTCTGAACTTAGACTCGGCTTCTTTATTAAATTTATCTGATTTGATTTGCATATGAACTTTAGCTTCATTTTCAATCTTCATTTTTTTACCTCATTAGAAGTTGAAGTTAGCTTGTCGTGGTGCTTCCTGTATTTCTTTTTTAAGAGTGCGGCGTTGTTCATCTAAGTTGTCCAGTATTGTTATAGCTTGTTGGGCTGTTATTTTAAACCACTCTCCTAGTCGTTGTCTTCCACCATAAGTCTCTGCGGTCTTGTGTGCCTCACGTTCTGCTTTGTGACGGTCTTCAAAGTAAACAGAATGAACTAACTTATAGTCTCGCATAGGAGAACTTGTCTGGTATCCATTCAGTCGATCTTCTGCATCAATAGCTTTGCCAATCTTTACCCACTCAGGCCATGCGTCATTCACAATTGCATAGACATGCCCTGACTTCTCATTGTCGTACATCGCCTTGGCAAAGATACCAATATCCTTTGGGTTCATCTTGTTAAAAACGAGGAGGCCGATATTACCACCTTGTTGTAAGTAACCGCTAAGTGTTCTGTACTTACGCTTGTAATACACAAGCCCTTCTTCGTTTAGGTGATGATTAACGCCCATCTTGCGCCACGTAAACCCATCCCAACGTTTTCCATCTCCACGAATTGCACCATTCTCTGCCATGCTACGTATCTCTCTATCGTTGTTTCCTTGTATGGCAGTTTATACACTTACCAAGGTGTTGTGGCTATTTTAGAATAGGCCAGAAACAGCAGTTACCACATTGGTAGAAATATCTACAATGGCAACCATTACCCCTAATCCTAATCCTACATAAACTGCGCCGCCTATCATTGCTGTAATCATGTCATATATTCCTTTAAGTTAAGTCTACGATTTCACAGGAATCTCCAGAGCATGCTAGTGTCTGGCTCCCTGCAGTATTGTCTTCCTTTTCGTACTCAGCAAAACTATCCCAGTCAATACTATCAGGCATAATTTCTAACAGCATTTGGTAATCTTTTTTGCTGCAATCCTGATAGGGTGCTTGTTGATAGGTATGCTCGTTGAATGGTAAGAAAGAAACCCCACTCATTTCGTCAAAATGCTCGTACACAAAAGCTCCTACAGAAAGCCATTCGTCTGGGCGTACATTGCAAGTTATGCTTGGTTTGTGTTCACACCAATGTCGTTGATACATTAGCCACATCTTCAGTTGATCTAGCGCAGAAACATCTTGAGTGCATATTGCGCCTGCAGGAGCCATCTGTGGAAAGCTAAACACTACAGTAGTATCAGGCTTCATCACACAAGGCTGGTTTGGTATTTTCTGATCCTTCATAAATTGAGTTAAAGGATCTTTAATGTCACCCCTAACAGTACGAATGTAATAGGGGGAATGACGAGGGTGAATGCCACTGCTAGATGATACCAATTGAGATACCGTTCCTGATGGTTTAACTGTAGTGATAGCAGTAGAAACAGGGATGCCAAGGCGCTCAGACCACTCAGCGTTAGTGAGGACAGCAATAGAACGTAGATGCTCAAGTGTTTTCTCCAATCCTGCGTTTTTGTTTGTAAGTAAAGCGTTGTCCATTATCCCTGTGAGTGACACACCCAACAGGCGTTCTTCTTCTGTATTTCGCACCCACATCTTTCGCAGATAGGGGAACTTAGTGTAGGTAGATTGGATTGTACCCAATATTGTAGCGAAGCGAACTTTTCTTTCAAGATCTGCGATACCATCTGTTGCACGTACTACTACCTCCGTTAGATTACACACTTGGCCTGATCGTAAAATTATCTCGCTACAAGGGTTGCAGCCGAACTCATAGGTTGAATCACGCCGCCCATTCTTAGCCGCTTGCTTCTGTGAAGCTTCTCTGTTGAAGATACCACGCTCACCAGAACCTGACTCAACTAAAGACATCCACTCACGCATGAAAGATACACTATCAGGCTTTTCAGTGTAGCAAACAGAGTTGTTAGCTAACGCCCTTTGAGGCTCATTGGCCCACCACTTGCCAGACTTAGCATGGCGCATCTTATCATCTTCTAAATTACTCAGTGATATCATAGCACTACGGCGAACACCGCCTACGACTACTACTTCACCAATCTTACACATAATGTCATGGCACTCAATAGAAGTTAACTGCCTGCCTTGTGCATTTTTAAAAGATGCAATGGTGAAGTTAAAGAGGTCTATTAGTGGCGCTGGGCCTGATGCCCTACCTCCAAATGTTTTAAGCCTAGCACCTGCAGGGCGAACTCTACTGGTATCCCAAGTAGGGATTTCACCGCTGTACAATAGTGCAATAAGTTGACGTAGTGACTTAGACCAACCTTCTTTGCTATCCTTGACTACAATATTAGTTTCGCTTTCAAATAGCGTAGGTACTTCGGGAAGCTTCTCTGTGTATTGGCGCTCCACACTGAAGCCAACGCCTGTTCCACACATAAGTATGTGCATTGCCTCATCAAATGCCACGATATTATCTACAGCTAAATAAGAGCAGTTGTACATTGAAATATTATCGCGCTCTGCCGCTTTTCCTGCAACCATCAATGAGCGCATACTAGGCATAACTTCTAAACCTAAGATAGCCTGCTCAATATCCTTAATGTAGGAATCGTTGCCAGCTAAGGGGCGTACTACATTATCCATATAACGTGATACTGTTTCAGCCCAAGTTTCCCTGCGCCCTTCTTTGTCTAGCCAACGCGCATAGCGTGACTTGTGTATAAAGGTTTGGTAATCTGTAGGCAGATGGTTATCACCTGCTTTAATTGTTTTTTTCTTATTCATCGGTCATCTCCTGATCCCTGCAATACGCCACGTAATTGTCTATCATTTAATTTCTTTATATTCATTTCTGCTACTGTTTGTAAAGAACCTCCATAAAAGTTTGCAAGAGCAGCAACATAAAATAAAACATCTCCTAGTTCTTTTAAGCTACCTTCCTTGTCAAACAAAGAGTAATCCCTAAGTGACTTCTTTAGTTTTTCTGCCAGTTCCCCTGCCTCTCCTACAAGGCCAAGAGTGTTCTCTATTTGACGGGTGCGCCCTTTTGTAAGGATCTTACCTTCTACCCACTGTGAATAAGCGGCCAGGTCATTCTTAGGTGTGCCATCTTTATTGAACACATCAAAGTAAGCTTTATCTGATAGCTCTTGTTCATTCATGTATTTCTCTCCTTCACTATTAAGTTAGTCACTGACACATCGTCTATATCATAAACTGTGTCAACTAGCATATCATGTATATCTTCTGAGTGAGATTGTTCATGTGATCCTAGTATGTTATTTTCTTCATACACTTCTAAATTACAGGATATGCTAAAGCTTTTCTTTTTGCTCATCGATGCTTCTCCGCTAAAACTTGGTTCATCTTATTTAAATACCATTCTGCTTTCTGCATATCTTCTGCAGGCTTTTGCTTAAAGCGATACCTGTGCTGGTACTTGATCATATTGCCGTGGCAGTAAGCTATAAACCCTTCGACACCTAAAACCTGTTTAATGTAGTCTATACACTCTATACCACCCATATTGTAGTGGGCTGGTTTATTAACAGGGTCAAACTCAGCCTTTAGGTGCTGTACATTTTCTTTCTTCTTTTTTCGGGTAAACGTAACCAAGTTTTTCATGCGTTGCCTCTTGTTTTAGTAAAGGGGTTAAGTCTAATAAGGTTAGAACCTTCTTCTGTTTCGTAGGCGTTTTTAACTTCTTCTGAAAAAGCTTCTTCCATTAGCTCATCCCTGTAGTCCATTACTTCATCTAATATGTCAGGATTATGATAGCCGTAGTCTAAAAAAGCAGACATAAGAGTTATCACATTTAGCAATTCCATTTTTACTTCTGTGTCTATATCACCTTTTCCTGACATGATTATGTTGGTAGTTATCTCACCAGACCACTTGTCTTCGTCCTCAAGATGTAAAGGCCTACTGATTAATCCTACTTCATCGTCTTTTAAGGTGTAACTCATTCGTCTTTCCTTTCTGTTTTAAGTACTACTCTTTCTTTCTTCAGTCGAGTACCTTTTTCTTTTAGCCAAGCTTCAGGTATTATTCTGTGTGCCCAAAGGAAACCGTTTTTATCACACCATTCAGAGTAGCGAGATTTAGCACCCTTATATAACTTAGCGTTAGAGTTGGAAAATACAAACCTTATATTAAGTTCTGGATGCTGTTGCTTAATTGCAACATGCTTTCGTCTATCATCAGAATCAAACAATCCTTTAGTCTCAACTATTATACCATTGTCTAACTCAAAGTCAGGAGTGTAGGTTCTGTATCTAAGATCCTCCCATTCAATTTTAATCTGTTCATACTTTACTGATCTTTGTCGAGTAGACAGATAAGAAGCAGTCTCTTTCTCTAGGCCGCTTCTATATTTACTGTATACATGACCTCTTTTAATCCTTTTACTTTTTGGCATTCTTTTTTTCTGCCTTTAGATCTGCCTCATATGTATCAGGTTCTGGTGCAGGTGTGGCTAATTTAGCTATATCGCCTGCCAAAGACTGCACTTTGTTTACGAGCATTTTTTGCAAATACTCATACCTATTAGCTTCAATTTGG